CCTTGAACAGCCACTTTCTGAACACCTTCCTTGAGAGTGGGGCGCATCCTTCTGTTGCAGCCCAACGCCATTCTTTAACCCCCGGTTTTTCCGGAAGGTCAATGTTCACTGTGGTCACTGCGTCTCCCTTGCGTCTGGCAGTGCCCAACAGGTAGCGAACCAAAGGCAGTTGACGTGATGTCAGTCAAGACGTCAGAGCGACGACGCACAGGGCGTCAATCCGGTGTCATTCGGCGGCACACAGGGCTACCGTGATGACCATGAAGACACCGAACGCCAAGCTGCGAGCGGTCCGTATGGGCTTGCTCATGAGCCAAGACGACATGGCACGAGCCATCAGGGAGGCAGGGACCGCAGCAGGGGAGCCCAACGACGCCAACAAGCGGCTTGTACAGCGCTGGGAGGCTGGCATCACGGCTGCACCCCGACCGGTCTACGCAAGGGCTCTGGAGAGGGTCACAGGGCTTCCGATTGACGCCCTGGGGTTCGCGGCCCCTGTGCCGACTGCACGAGTCTCAGACGACGGACACGGCGGACATGACCTTGAGCCGTCGTCGGCAACGTCCCCCAGCTCGACCACACCGACCACTCAGACAGAAGCCAGGAAGCCCAATGGGAACTACAGCGGCATTTGGCTTAGCCGCTATGAGTTCTTCTCAAGTGGGCGAGACAGCACATTCCTTGGGCTTCACTACGTCGTGCTCTTGCAGCATGGCAACAAGCTCACGGTTAGGTCTCTGCCTAACGCTTCTCTCAACCCTGACTCTCCTTTGTCTATGGACCTAACCCTTGATGGGAACGTGGTCACAGGGACATGGGTTGAAGAGACTGCCTCTGAGGGTTACTACGCAGGGGCTAGGTATCACGGTGCCATTCAGATGCTCATTGAGCCCACTGGAAGGCGCATGGTCGGCAAGTGGATTGGGTTTGGCAAAGAGTTCGACGTGAACACAGGTCCATGGACTCTGGAGTTCAAAGACGCCAACACCAACAAGGCGGCACTAGAGAAGTGGAACATTCAGCCTCAAGCCTAAGAAGGCACAAGAGAGGCCCTAGGAGACTCGTTAGAGCTTCCTAGGGCCTCTCTGCGTCTGTGGGGCTTACGCGTCTGGGTTGGTCTTCCCAGTGTTCTTGTAGTAAGCCTCAATGACCTTGGCTGCAATGCGGCCCTTGTCCGCTACCTCATGACCGGCATTCTTTGCCCACTCACGGATAGCCACAAGGTCATGTCCACTCTTTGCCTTAGCCGTGGGCTGAGAGGCAACCGGCTGAGTCTTAGCCTCACGAGCCTTGCTCACGAACGGCTCAAGAGCCTTCAAGAGCTTGTCACGGTTGGCCTTACCCAAATCAATCTCAAGGGTCGGGTAACGCCAGTAAGTCTCTGTCGTGAGCTTGTCTGAGTCGTCGTCGTTCTTGAGGGGGTTGCCCTCATCATCCGTGGCGACTACTTCCCTGGTGTCTTCCTGGGGAACAGTCAGCCTGAGAGTCTGCACGTCTTCTGTGGTCTTGCCGTCAACGTCATCAACGGTAGAGACCTGAAAGTAAGCCTTGACCTCCCCAACACCAGGAATGTTGGTAATGACTTCCTGGACACCGGGCTTTCCTGCCTGGTCACTACCTACCGGCTCAGCTTTGGTTGCCACTTAGGCACCCCCTTGTCTTGGACTGGCAGGAGCATAGCAGAAGCACCCCCTAGAAGGCCCCTAGACGCTTTTCTAAGCAAATAAGAATTACCCCGATAGGTCCAGGCCGGCTCGCATATTCTGGGCTAATTCAAAAAGCCCTTAGATTGACAGGCGAGGTACAATAGAAGAAGCAGCACAAAGGAAGCCCCTAAACCATCGCGTGGTTGACTAAAACCCTTCTGGTCTGCTACTCTATAAGAGTTCCGATAAACCGCTGTGAAGCAGTCTGAATTTGACACTAGAACGCGGCTCATGCTATACTGGACTTAGTTCGGTAAGCGTGGGCTAGCGCAGAGGAGAACGAAGACTTAAAGCAGTCAGATAAGCCCCTCAGTAAAGTCTAGCCCCTTTACTGAGGGGCTTTCTTTGTTTAAGCCCACTCTCTTGGAAGTCCCAGGCTCACTAAGAGTGATAGCGGTATACGGAACAGCACGACAAGGGCTAGGAGATAACAGCCCATCGAGCAAAAGGCCAGTCTTAGGAATAGGCACAACGGTAGTCCTGGGGAACGTTGGGAGTAAAGCCTAAGATGGATGAGCGCAAATACGATGGGTCATGGGTCTAGCTTAATGCGAGGGGAAGCCCTCAAGGTTTGAAAACCTGCCTTGTTTCCATTGGGGTCCGTTGAACCGCTGGGGCTTGAAATAGCCATCCAGGTTGAAAAGCCTCTATGGGCTACGCCTACCCAAAAACAAGCAAGAGAGAGCTACACGGATACTTGATAATTGAATACAAGAGAGAAGACATTGAGTGCTCAGCAGAGCTGAGCAATGAGGTTCGCTGACGCTCACCTCATAGAAACTCTTACAAATCTTCTGCAAGGAGAGACTAGGAAAGAACAACAGACTTCCCCAACCTTCCCTTGATAGAGGTTAAAGGGAATCTAGCGGCGCGTTAGCGACGCTCGGCAAGCGAAGCGCGGCCGGTAGAGAGAGGAAAGGAAGAATGAGACCAGAGTGCACCTTTGAAGGATGCAATAGAGAGCAAGTAGGACAGAAGCTCTGTGCTAGTCACTACGGACAGAAGAGAAGGGGTCAGCCTCTTACTCCCTTGAAGGGATACAGCAAGATACAGAGAGACGAGACAGGCAAGGTATGCAACACATGCAAGGAACGTAAGCCCTATGAGGCTTACTACAGGGATAGGAACACTCCAGACCAGAGAGCTAACCAGTGCATTGATTGCAACCGAGAGAAGAGAGGTTGGGTACCGCAGAAACCTATCCCACCTTGCAGCTTTGAGGGATGCGGTAAGAAGCATGAGGCTCTTGGGCTTTGTGAAGGGCATTACTCACAGATGCGCAGAGGAGTAACCCTTAAGCCTCTCAGAGCAAGAAGGAACGTCAGTCGGCTAGCGCCAACTGGAAATTGACCCCGCTCGTTCCTCGCAAGGTCAATTTTGCGGGCAATATTTTCGCCCGGTGGTAATGAGGACAACGGCCCAACGAGAGAAGGGACCAACTAAATACAGGAAGGTAGTAAACAGATGAGCAGTTTCAACAGAATGGAGAAGGTTCTATTCGGTCTAGTAGTAGTGGTGGCACTGGGAATGAGTTGGTTCTCAATGTTCCACCTTGCAACGGCAGTCTTCGGACTCCCAAAGATTCTGGCAGCAGGAATCAGCCTCAGCTTTGATGGTGGGGCACTGTGGCTAGGAATGGTTTCAGCTAAGTATGCGGTAAGTGAAGACTCAGGCTTTGGTGTGAGGCTGGCAACGTATGCGTTCATCGCAGCCTCAGTCTTCTTGAACGTGGCTCACGCGACAGTTCTTGGATATGGGCTAGTCGGTCAAGTGATGTTCGGTTGTGCCCCAGTGATGGCAGGCATCCTCTTGGAAGTCTTCTTGAAGTTCGAAAGCAGGCAGGCACTCAGGAAGGCAGGCAGAATCCTTGACCACATGCCAAAGGCAGGCAAGCTAGCTTGGCTGAGGTACCCCAAGGCATCTTGGAGATTGCAGGGGCAGGCACTCAAGGCAAGGCTAGTGAAGGCAGTCAACAGCCTTGAAGACATTGACGAGACACACGCTCTGTTCGCAGACAAGCCAAAGGCACCAAAGACAGGCAGGCAGACAAAGCCTGTCGGCAAGGCAGACACGCAGACAGACACTCAGGCAGAGCCAGATGCACAGAAGGCACCTGAGAGCCCACGACAGGCAGTCAAGGCAGACAGAGACCAGGGGCAGGCAGACAGCAGCTCTGAGACGCAGACAGAGGTTCAGACACTCCTAGACATGCCTGACTGGTTGCCGACACAGGAGAAGGTCTCTCTACAGGCTCTAGCTAATGCCTGTGTCGAGAACGGGGTCACGGACATTGACCAGGCTCTAGCACTTGCTGAGGCAGTCAGAAAAAGCCCGGTGGCAAGAGGCACCATTCAGAAGGCTCTACACAGAGCTAAGACAGCTAAGGCTGAGCTTGTAGGAACGGGGCAGTACCTATGAGTATTTGGGTCTTCATGATGATTATGGCTATGGTCTGGATGCACGGACGCTTCAACCCTTGGGCAATGGAGATTGTCAGGAAGCAGAAGGAACGAGCCTTTGAGAAGCGACTAGATAAGGCTAGACAGAAGTGGTACGGAGAACGCTTCAACAAGGTCTGAGATAAGGGGCTTGGGAGAAATCCTGAGCCCCTTTCTATTTGTTTAGATAAGCTCGGGCCGGCTGAGATATTCAGGGTTTATGCTATTTGCATTTTGGAGGCATTAGGCTTACCCTTAAAGAACAGTGAAGAGAATGGCTTCTCTTTCATTGCTCATCTGTCGGTTACACCTCCGACAAAAGAGACCCCATCATCTGAGTCTTACATTGCGCTAGACACTTTCTCAATCAGGTGGTGGGGCTTCTCTTTATTGCACTGTTGCAGTGACTCAATAACTAGTTGGAATGTAGAAAAAAGCCCGGCGGAGTAGAGAGGAAACAATGAACGCTCAGGAGTACAAGAGAACACAAGAGGTACTGAACACCTTGAACAAGATTGACCAGGAAGGCGAGAAGACAAAGAAGGGAACAGCTCTACCAAGAGAAGAGTTCCTAAGGCTTCTCAGAGAACTACACCTTGCCCTAGAAGAGATGTTCTGGGCAGGAGACTTTAAGGAAAAGAAGGGAGAGAGCGACTGACGAGAACTCAAAGACCTAAAGGCTAGAAGTAGCTGAATAAGTCAGGAGGGCGTCTCGCGTGTTCGTAATCAAAATAAATGCCAGGACCCAAGTACACAGAACAGGAAAAGCTCACATACCTAGAATCAGCATCCCTAATCGGACATTCAAGGGCAATGCGTGAGCTTGGCTATCCAAAGCATTGGAATACAGCCAATCTATGGGCAAAGGAGTACGGAGTAACAATTGCCTTGGACGAACTGAAGCAGAAGGCAGCAGAGTTCAATGATTGGTACGGAACAGAAGAACAGCTCATTGCCATGCAAGAGGTAATCAGCAGGGGCAGGGAGTACATCACTCAGAAGGCAGACCTAACGCCTGATGAGTTCAAGAAGACCGTAGAAGGCATGAAGCGGGCAATCGAGACAATGCAGCTTCTACAGGGCAAGGCAACCACTCGCACCGGCACCGAGGAAGCAACCGAGACCGATGCAGCCATCAAGAACCTTCTCAGTGCCTTTGAGAGCGACGAACAAAGGGCCGTTGGACAGAGAGACCAGGGGGTTTGAGTTAGGCCCGTAGAGAGCCGTACAGAGCCTCTACCCCTCCTTGCCGACAACGGCCAGTAGTCACAGGTTGACTGCCAACGTCTGACATCAAGCCTCTGACCAGGGGAAACAGAGAGGAACGGACTAACAAGACAAACAATGAAGATTCAGGAATATCTAAGAAACCTACCTAATGAGGTGAAGGCAGACCTAACCACACAAGAGGGCAGGATTAGGCAGACTCGGTATGACCCATTGCTATTCGCAATCATTTACCTGCCTCACCACCTAACCAGTGACTCAGGCTCAATGACTCTGAGTGCCTTTCACCTTGAGCTAATTGAATGGGCTAAGTCATGGACTAAGCCAGTCATTCAACCTAGACAAAGCAGAGACTCATTCATTGCACCTCGCAATGGAGGTAAGAGCACATGGGTATTCCTCTTGCTTCCAATGTGGGCTGCTGCACATCAACACATCAGGTTCGTTGCTGCATTCAGTGACTCAGCCTCTCAGGCAGAAGACCACTTGCAGTCATTCAAGGATGAGCTAGACAGCAATGAGGCTCTGACCAGGGACTATGCCGACCTATGCCGCCCTCTGATGGGTAATCAGGTCAAGCGCTATGTAGCTCAGAGTTCCAATCAAATCAGGCAGGCTAACGGCTTTACCTTTATGGCTAAGGGCATCGATGCAAAGACGCTCGGCATGAAGGTAGGTAGACAGAGACCTGATTTGCTTCTCTTTGATGACATTGAACCCCCAGAGGCTACCTACTCCCCTGGTGAGGCAGAGAGAAGGCTAAGCACTGTTCTACAGGCTGCTTTCCCTTTGAACATCTATGCAAGAGTGGCAATTGTTGGAACTACTACGATGCCGGGAAGCATCATTGACCAACTAAGAACAGTTGGAGAACTAGAGAGGGAGTGGGTATCCGAAAGGGATTCCCTAAAGGGTTCCTTTTTGGATATAGATAAGGGGAATGGAATTGCCGCAGAGAAAAGCGGTACTAATGAATTCATTTCCGAATCACCTATATCTAAGCCCTTCAAAAATACAGACTCCCCAAAAATCTCAGCCTATGATGACTCAGCCTTTTACGAGTCTCTAGACCCTGAACTCAAGTGGGTAGTAGACGCAAAGGTAAGGGTTCACTACTTCCCTGCTTTGATGACAAGGGAAGACGGCTCAGAAGAGAGCCTATGGCCTGAGTTCTGGTCTCTTGAGTTCCTGAACAGCATTAGGCACACCAGAGACTTTGCGATGAACTACATGAATCGCCCGGTATCTCTGAGTGCCGACTACTGGCAAGACGCTGATATCCACATCAGGCAGGCAGAGACCTACGGCAATACGCTTTTGTCTCTTGACCCTGCTGTGAAGACAGCTAAGCGCAATGACTACACAGGCATTGCCGTTCTCTCCAGAGGGGATGACGGAAAGGTCTACGTACGCCACGCAGAGGGAGTCAAGATTCCCCCTGGTCCTGAGCTACTGGAGTACGTCTCTGAGCTTTGCGAGAAGTACAACGTTGGGCTTGTCTATGTCGAGACCAACCAGGGTGGTGACGTCTGGAAGTCAGTCCTTGACGGCATTCCTGCTAAGTACAGGTCTGTTCACCAGACAGAGAAGAAGGAGCTAAGAGCCACTAAGGCCCTGGACTTCTACCGAAAGGGAGAGGTCATCCACACAGGACACTTTGACACTCTGCAAAGTCAGATGTTCGCTTATCCAAGGGTCAAGAATGACGACGTTCTAGACGCCGTGGTCTCTGGAGTCTTGTACTTCCTTGGCAGGCCAATGGGTAAGTCTGGAGTGAAGAAGACCAGCTATATCTAAGGGTTAGAGCCGGTATTTCGAAAGAAATTGAATATCCCAGCCGGCTCGACCTTAGAATTTCTTTAGCCATTTGCCTTTTGGAAGCTTATGGCTCATAATTCAATATAGAGGAGATAACTAAATACAAACATGAGTGACCTAACCACCGCAGTGAATCAGATTCTCTACAAGAGAGATGATTACGACACTGCCCAAGAGTATTACGAAGGAGCCGTAGAAGAAGTATTCGCATCTACGTCTGTTAGGCGTGCCCTAAAGAAGACTGGCGACCACTTCCGACTCAACTTCGCTGCAACTCCGGTCAATGCGGTAAACAATCGCCTTGAGATTGCCTCTGTGTCTGCTATTTCTGAGGAAGCAGGCAGCTATCTCGATAGAGCATGGGCAAGCAATGAGCTTCAACTAGAAGTTGCTCAGGTCCACAAGAACGCTCTTATCTATGGCGACGCTTACCTAGTCCTTGAACGCCTTGAGGACGGCTTTGCGGCTTACTACAACAGCCCTAAGAATGTCTGCGTTCTCTACGATGAAGAGAACCCTAGGCTAAAGCGTTGTGCTGCCAAGGTTTGGTCAGTAGCCGTAGAAAGCACTGGGAAGCCAAGGTATAAGACTCGCGTCAATCTGTACTACGCAGACCGCATTGAGAAGTACATCAGTCGCGCTGAAAGGCTTCCTCTGCATCCAAGGGATGTGGACTTTGAGCCTTACGTGGACGACTACACAGACTCAAGCGGAGTGATGACCAATCCTCTTGGCTTTGTGCCGGTCTATCACTTCCGCACTGAGCATCCAGAGGGCAAGCCAGAGCATCTATTGGCTTATGGCGCTCAGGACATGATTAACAAGCTAGCCATTACTCAGATGGCAGCTAACGACTTCCACGGATTCCCTCAGCGTTTTGTCTTGGCTGAGGCTGCGTCAACTGAGGCCGCAGACTTTGATGAGGATTCCGGGGATAGACCCTCACGCAGTAACAACCCTGGTGAGGAATTGTGGTACCAGAACGTCAAGGAAGTAGGTCAGTTCAAGGCGGCCGACCCTAGAACGTTCCTTGAGCCTCTAAAGGCTTACATTCGCGCTCTGGCCACGATTACAGAAACACCTGTGCACTACTTCGAGCCTACCGGCAATGTCCCATCAGGTGAGGCTCTAAGAGTTGCTGAGGCTCCTTTGGTTAAGAAGGTCAGAACACGTCAACTGTCCTTTGGTGCTACTTGGAGAGAGGTATTCAGCGGCATCCTTGCAATTGGAGGGTTCAAGGAAGACGTACAGGTGCATTGGAAGTCAGTGGAAACCTTCGACACTAAGGAATCATGGGAGATTGCTTACAAGAAGATTCAGACTGGCTTGCCATTCGCTCAGACCATGTTGGAACAGGGCTATGACGCTGCCCTAGTCGAGATGTGGGACGCAGAGCGCAAGGCGGCTCAGGAAGCCTCTCAGGGCCTCTCTGGGGGCACGGCAACCCCTGTGCAGCCTGCCGACACAGCAGCCCTTGACGACGGCTCAGGAGAAGGCACAGCGAAAGCAGCTTAAGCAACACAACTACCGAGATGGAGGATTAAAACGCAATGGCTGACGAGAACACAGAGACTCAGGTCTCAGACAATGACATTAAGGCAATGCAGGCAGCTTTGAAGAAGGCAAACGGAGAAGCAGCCCATTACCGCAACGAGAGGAACACCTTTAGAGAGAGCTACGTCAAGCTAAAGGCTGAGAGGACGCTTTCAGATGCAGGACTGACGAACGCTAAGGCTTCTAAGTTCATCGACTACTCACAGGTTACCGTGACGGAATCTGGAGAGCTTGAGGGACTTACAGAACAGCTAGACGCTTTGAAGGAAGACCTACCAGAGCTATTTGGGGCCGGTGGCAATAAGCATTCAGGAGGAACAGACGCAGCCAACAAGACGGAAGCGCGTCCACAGAAGAGTTCCGCTGAAATCATTGCCGACCGACTCAAGGGCTAAGCAAGACTTACAACTGAATAACAAAAGAATAGGCACTTAGGTGCCAAGGAACCACCCTCTGTGGTTGTTCCACAACTAAATACTAATTGGAGAACAAAAGAATATGGCAAGAGTAAACGCTGATGCCTGGATTCCAGAGGAGTACGGTTCCGAGGTCATCACACGAGTTAATGCGAACTCAGCAGTTGAAGCGGTAGCAAAGCGCTACAACATGGGTTCAGACACGGTTGAGGTTCCACGTATGGGAGCCGTCACCGTTGACGTTGTTCCAAAGGGAACTGACTACACCGACGCAGAGCCAACGCTAGACGTTGTAACGCTTAGGACTCGCAAGTTTGGTAAGACCTTCACTATTGCTGAGGAAGACCTAGACGACACCCTTGCGGACGTTGTTGCTGGCTATCAGAACGAGTGGGCACTTTCTTACGCACGTAAGCTAGACAATGCTGCTATTGCTTGCACCGGTACTGAGAACGGAACCACGGTTCCATTCACTTCCCTTTACAAGAGCGCTGGCTCAGGTCAGAAGACTACAACGGCAGGAGCTGTGACCTATGCAAAGCTCTCAACGGCTCTAGCGGTATATGAGGGTGGAGACTACGCAAACGATGCTGACACAGTCATCCTTGCGCACAACTCCTTCAAGGCTGCTTTCCGTGGCGTTCTTGACAGCAACAACCGTCCTATCTTTGTAGAGGGACTAGCGGGAACTCCTTCAACTCTGTTCGGAATTCCTGTGAACTTCTCTTACGGACTCAAGCTGTCTGCGACTGCTACAGACGCTCCTACGGGAACTGTTGGTGCAGCCGGAACAGCCGGTAACCCACTTCTAGTAATTGGTAACCGTCAGCACCTTCTACTAGGTGTTCGCTCCGGTCCTGAGTCTCTACAGGGTGAGGACTTCCGCTCTGACGAAAAGATTCTCAAGGTTCGTGCACGTCGTGGATTCGCTATCGCGCGTCCAGAGGCATTCTCAATCCTTGAGGTCACTTCTTCCTAATCCCTGATGGAAGACTGACAAGGGCAGGGGGTTTCGGCCCTCTGCCCTTTCTCAATGAAAGGACAGATATGGCATTTTACAAGTGGTACGGCCCGGCAGTGGGAAAGGTCTTCTCTAAGCAGATTGATTGGGTAAACGACACAGTCAAGGTAGCTCTAGTGAAGTCAACCTATACGCCAAACCAGGATACGCATGATGAATGGGCCGACGTATCAGCAAATGAAGCAACAGGAACGGGATACACAGCGGGCGGTGTGGCTCTCACATCAAAGACTCTGACTTACAACAGCTCTAACAACTGGTGGACCTTTGATGCGGCAGACACAACCTTTCCCAATGTCACTGTGGCGTTTCGCTATGCGGTCTTCTATGACGACTCAGTGAGCGGTAAGCCTCTCATTGCGTATCTCGACTTTGGCTCTAACCAGAGTGCGGCAGCAGAAGACCTAACGCTTAAGTGGGACTACTTCTATCAGGACCCTGACACAGGCGACCTTACAACTGACGCAGGAATCCTGAGAGTGCAGGTGTAAGCATGAAGACCCTTCAAGGCGGTCTGCCTGGTGTCTCTTCCTTTGGTGGGGCTCAAGGCCCTTCCATCGTTAAGACGGCTCCCCAGCTTCCTAGTGAAAAGGTTATTGCGGCCGGTAGTCCTGGGGTCATTACCTTTGAGGGAACGGCAGGAGTAAAGCTAACCAAGGTTCCAGCCGTTACAGCTATCCCCATCGTTCTAGACGCATATCTAGACAGAAGGAGAGTCCTCCTAGCTCTCCACTCACGTTCCCTTGAAGGTGAGCTAGCAAGGAGAAATCTAAGAACGGAGATTGTTAAGTGAACAGCAAACTAGATTTCGTCGTAGGACAGATTCCTAAGAGGCCGATTACTTGGACAGTCAAGGATGAGCTAGGCATTAACGCTCTTGCTCTCACTGACTACACAGGCGCACAGGTACTCATCTTTGGGCCGGATGGCTCTTTGAAGGTGTCCGTTCCTGCGACTATCACCAACTCAGGAAATGGTGAGGTAACGATGACTTGGCCTGAGACAAGCCCATTCAACACGGCAGGGGAATACTACATTCAGCTAAAGCTGACCAACGGTGGCTCTGCGGACTACACAACAGGGGCTAAGGCTTCTGTGAAGAGTTTGGGGGTGTGAGTAGTGCTAGCAACTATTCAGGACGTGCAGGATATTGCCGGGGTCTCAGTGGACAACGCAGAGCTTCTAAAGGCTCAGGGAATCATTGAAACTGCGGCCGGTAGGCCAGAAGAGTTGATTACCAACCTGACAGACCTACTGTGGCTCAAGAAGGCAGTTGCCTATCAGTGTGCCTATATGGATGAAGACCCATTCAGTGTCTTTGAACAGCCAAACCTAGAGTCTGCGACTCAGGGGGATAACAAGATGGTCTTTGGTGACCATGACGTATGGCTAGCCCCTATGGCAGAGAAGGCAATCGGCAATCTGTCTTGGAAGAGAAGCAGGAGTGTAGAGACTGCACCTTTCGACTACCGCAAGGAAGTCAAGCGACAGAACAGAGAGACAGCAATCATTAGAGACAGGTGGTGGCCATTCCATGCGACCTATGGCAATGAAGCGCTATGAGCTTCTAGCAGATGTGTATACGTACGTCTTTGATGGGCAGGACCCGGAATCAGGACAGTTTGAGTTTCACTGGGAGTATGACAATCCAGTTGTGACAAAGGCGACCGGTGGAAGCATCAAGCCCTTTGACTCTCTGGAGTCCTTTGGTAAGACGTATCAGAATGCACAGATGGTGCAACTATTCATGCCTTACCGTCCATCCTTGCGAGACAAGGTGGGAAGGATTAGAGACAAGAAGGGCAACGTACAGTTTCTAGAGACGACTGGTGACCACACTATCTTTGAAATCTTTGGCGTCTTCCCTCAAGTGGATATGAACGGCAAGACGGTTGATTACCGAGTAATCTGCATCAGAGGCAGTGTGCAGTAACGAGAAAGGACCCTCACCGATTGGTAAGGGTCCTTCTCTATTGGCGCTCTATTCACTGGCCGTTTAAAGCCAACTTGACAGGGCTGGTAAGCTTCTCCCTGTAAATGACGTAGTGGAGAAGAAGTTCAACTCCTGACATCAAAATCTAATGTCACACGTTGAAGCGGAACTCGACGACGTCCCCGTCCTGCATCACATAGTCCTTGCCCTCCATGCGGGCCTTGCCCTTCGCGCGGGCCTCCGCCACCGAGCCCGACTCCACCAGGTCGTCGAAGGAGATGACCTCCGCCTTGATGAAGCCCTTCT